TGAGAGTGATATTGTTGCTCCTGGTGTATGCGAGGGTGCTGTTGGCTGTATCGTTGCCCGGCGACAAGTTGGTGATGATTCCGTTACCTGCGATATACAGGTTGACCCCACCTGACGCGTTCACACCGACGGTATAGACTCCTGTAATTGATGGCACCAGGTAGCCAACAAAGCGAGCGTAAAAATACGTTGAGTTCACGCCGCCAGGAAGAGGCGCTGACCCTGCAACGACCGAGCCAAAATCGCATTCCCATGTGAACGAGGGCAGCGGAGTGCCGAGGGCGCTAGTCATTCGCACTCCGGTAGCTGTTGCAATTGCCGCAAGCGAGCCGACCGCAGTGCCGACTGCTGATGCCATCGTCGTGCCTGTTGTGCTTGCTTTCCCAGCGCCCGTACCTGTGGGCGCATGATCGGCGATAGTTGCAGACACTCCGAATGGAGAAGCGGTGGCGTTGACAAAATTCTTGAATGCTCCCGCAACAACAAGCGAGAAGGTGTCGCTCGTGCCGAAAGCAGTCGATTGGCTGGCGGAAGTGTCATTAAAAATGTATTGATCGGATGTCGTCAAACCAGCGGTGTATCCAGAACCGACAGTGACAGTTCCTATAGTGTTGCAAGCGCAGAAGACTAAATCAGTTCCTGTTAAGGAAAGATTCCCCGCTGAAGGAATACCGCTTTCAACATAAGCTGCTACATAATCATCAACGGGATTCGTCTTAAGGATTCCTGAAAACTCATACAGCCTGAAAGCCACAGTCCCTTTAGATGCAGAGACAGAGGTTTGGACCGATGACGCGATTGATGGAGCATTTGTGCCCACTGCATAATAGACGGACAACCTCGCGCCCTCGTATGAATCAGGTAAGTACGATGGCGGTGGGCCGGGCACAGTGGCTTGCCATGAAACAGAATCGAGAAGTGTCCATGTGATTCCCGTTGTTACGGGTGTGCTGATGGTTACTCCTCCAGACGACGATGAGCCATTGTAAGATGCGACGACGACGCACAATAGCAAATCGCCAGCCGTAGTCGTGCTGGTGAAGCCGCCCGGTCCTGCTCCGACAGTTGTACTCTGTACAAGTGCGTCTGCCATGCTGCTCCCTATACTAAGATATGGTTACGGTAGAGCTTGCACCAGCCGCTGGCAAAGCCAGCGTGAAGGTTCCTGCCGTGCTTGTGGTTGAAGAGAATGTCAGCACACATATCGCCTTGTTGCTGCGCGATGCGTTGTAAATCAGCGCTGCCGACGCGGTGATGCTCGACGACGTCCACGAAGGATTCGCCCATGTGATGTATGCCGTATCACCGCTGATACTCACGGTGTAGCCTGTTAGCGCAACCCCGCCCGCTATGTATCCGGACCCTGATGTTTCGCCGGAAGACGTGTACGCAGTAGTGCTTTTGCTGAGTGAGCCGGGATTGTAAAGGGCGCACATATAGGTATCGCCCGGTTGGTGAACACCATTCAAGATGTCCTGCTTATATTGGTCCGTTACCGCGGCCGTTGAACTCATAACAATCCTTCTTTCTACTGGGCAATTGCCCGTCTTTCTTGTGCTGCGCGTCTTCTTTCTCTTACCAAAAAGTGTTACAGCGTTGCCACGGGCGCCGTCTGCATTGGCCCGTTTCCAACGTTAAAAAGGTTGCCTGATATCACAAGACCCGAAGACGCGTCAATCGTGCCGGGATTGAGTCCGGGCACTGTGAACTGAACCGCAGTTAGAGTGCTCAGGTCTTGCGCCGCGTTTCCGAAGCGATTAACGCTCTGGAATTTGAAGTACAGATTCTGGCTCGCCCATGTTGGATCGTAGGTATATTTGAAAATCGAAGAATCAAGCCGCATGAACAGCGAGCCGCCAGCGTGTGAGGAAATGCTAGAGCCCATCTGCCCGCGCCGAATGTAACCGTTCATTAAATACTGGTTGGAACCTGTGACCGCACACGCAGAATAGGAAATGATTTCGCCATCGACGAAGCAAAGCGTGTTGCTGCTGTCGGCATCGAGCGTTGTGCCCGCTTCAAGAGCAGCACTGTTGTTTACCAGATCAACGACAAGACTGTTAACCGTGTCTGGGTCGCTGCCTGAAGCAAACGTCGAATCGAGTTCGCCTAAACGGGCAGGTGCTGTTATCGTCCCGGCGATCTGATATTTCGTTCCGTCTTGAGATACCCACACATTGCAGCTTCCCCAGTCTTCAGAATCTGCGCCGATGCCGCCTATCCAAATCTGGTTGCCTGCGAATCCTGTTAGGCGGCTGGTTGCTTCGAACATCACAACTTCTGTATTGCCGGGCGCAACATAAGCATTGAGCATGGCCTGCCCAGCAGCGACGCCTTTATTGAATATCGTCGGAAGGCCCGCCGCGAAAAGACTGTCCTCGCATGTTACTTCGATTCCTGTTTTTGGGTCGTCCACAATTTTTGTTATGCGAACAGGTTGGTTAACGATTCCGAGATTCAGGTTGTTAAGACCTGCCGCCCAGGCCGATGACGTTGAAATCTCAATTAAATCCATCGGTTCGAGATACGAATAGATGAACGGTAGCGTGAAAGAGTATGTGTTACGAATGCCGACCATCCGCTTGACACGCATGATGGCTGCAAACTGCGCCGCAGGCAGGGTGCAGATGAAGTCCCACGACTGCGAGTCTTCAAGCCGCTCGCCGAAACGGTTGATCGCTGCTTGGTCGAACTCTTGTGTCAGCTCATTCGAATACTGGAAGACACGAGAATGCCAGTCAACCTGTACCTTATTGTTTGCGTCTTGCCATGGAGAGCGCTCAATCTTAACCGGGTCTTCGCCGTCTTTTGCGATGAAGCACGTGTCGTCGAGTGCTACAACAACGGATGAAGGAGCAACCCAAGTTGAGCCGTTGCCTGCACTGCTCTGTGTGCCGTAGGCGACGAGCTTCATCAAGCCTTCTGACATGAACGCAGCGACCTGTCCAGCTTCAAGCCACTTTCCGACCACGCTCGCCGCCGTGTTTTGTGTGTCTAAGAAGGGGCTGATGAAAAATGAGTTGCTCGCCCACCAGTCCCACGCAGTGCTGCTCACGGTTCGGAAGCCGGGGGTGCCTGACGGGCCGCCCCATGTTCCAGATGCGCCGTTATCAATCACGCTCGTAGGGAATGGAACAACACTACTGCCAAGTCCCCAGACAGAGTTCGTGAGAACTTGCTCAATGCACGTCACAGGGTTGCAATCGACAATTGCCTGTCCTTGCATGACGCCACTGGAATACAGCCCGCCGTAGGAGAAAGGCGTTGTAACTTCCATCGTAATGTCGGGAACTTCACCGCTAGAGCCAAGAACCATCGGCCCGTAGGCCGCATAAGCCGTGTTGCTGTATCCCATCGCAGCGGCGGGGAATGCCGCTTCAGAAGGAGATTGCCCACCGTCTTCGTTGCCGATTAGAACTGTGCCGCCCGTCAAAATGAATGGCCACACAGCCTGACCGAGACTGCCGCCGAAAATCTCGAATTTCAAAAGGTTGGAACTGTTGGTGGGCGCTACCGAGAGATTCTGATACTGCCATGTGATAAGAACTTCTTGGTTGAGGTCGCCGCCAGCTCCAACATAGAAAATATATGTTGCACCACCAGTGCTCTGATCGCCGGGAGTCTGGAACTGATACTGACCAGCAGCAGTCGGTGTACCGCTAACTCTTGTCAGCTTAACCAAAGTATTTGGAGAACCGCCGTTGGTATTATAATAAATCACTCCAAGATCAAGAGTCGGACTGAAAGTTCCGCCAACCGTCACGCGACCGCTAGACGGAATGATGACAACTTCTTGCTCTTCCATATCCTGCGTTGTGTACTGATAAGACACGACTGCCGACTGGCCCACGTCAGTAGTGCAGAAGTGATAGGAATTCCCTGTCTCCGCAGCAGTCGCCGTTTTTGCCTCAACAATGCCTATGGGGTTGTTCAGTGTCAACTGCGTCGCCGAAGAAGCAACGCAAACGAACGTACCGTTGTTCGCAGGATGATTGAAGCCCGACACTACGAACGCAAAGCCAACCCACGCATTGGAAGCGCCGCTGCCGTAAGGTGACGCGCCGCCTGTGAAGGTTCCATCGTAAACTGTGTTACCGCCTGAGTTCGACTCGGCGCCTGTAAGGGCGAAGGTGCCAATTGAAATAGGATTGACCGAATATTCACCCGTGGTCAGCGTTGTTCCGTAAGGAACCTTGACGAGCGGCGCAAAATCATTGCCGCTAAGCACGGTTGCCGCTGGTGCGCCATAATCATTGTAGGTTGCGCTATAAGTCGTTTCGAACACGACGCCGTTGTCAGCGGACAGCTGCGCGGCATTTTCGGGCGCATAGATGCCAGTTGCTGAGACCGTGTAACTTTCATTGCCGTACTGATTGCTGAGCCAGCTTTGGCCATCCCACACATTCGCCACCGCTTCAATAGGCCCATTACAGAGCGCCGCGATTACTTCAGCATTGTAAATGCGCTCACCGCCGCCCTTGCCGCCGCCCTTGCCGCCCTCGTCTGATTTCCAGGAGTTTAGGCCATCACTCCACAGCAAAGTCTGCTTCACTCTTGCCTGCCCCATCACTGCGGACATACAGCGACCATAGCTCGACTCAGTGACCTGAATATTGTTGATACGGCTCGAAGATTGTTGACTGCCAAAGATACCCATTATAGTGCCGCCTTCAACACTTTCCCCAACTGAAGAACTTCTTCACGTGCCCGGCTAAGAGCGGGTGCGTATAGCCGCTCGTGAGCCGTACACCGCCGTGCGCGATAGCATGGATCATCAAGGGCCATGCAATCACAATTCCGCCATGAGCGAATGCTTTGCCCAGTCGATAGACAATGATGTCACCCGGCTGCGCTTCATGCTCAGGTACTTCGTGAAACCATTCCATTATCTTGTCGATATACGCCGTGTCATCCAGGTGCTGCGCGACTTGCAGGCTGTACCTCATGTCGATGCCGAGATTGCCAGCGGGCAGCAGCCCGACGTTCTGATAAACCTGCTTCAAGAGCATTCCGCAATCGACGCCGCCCTTCGCGCCTTTGACGGCGCTCCATCCGCGATATCGCGTTCCAATCCATGTGCGCGCTTCGGTTACGATTGCTTCGCGTTGTTCTGTCGTCAGCATTTTTTCTACACCGCACTCGCAGGCACTGGGATAAACGGGAAGCCGCCGTTGTTAATCAGGTTGTTCGTCAATGTTCCATTGGTTTTCGTCGTCTTCGAACAAGTCGTCTGCGTCTTATCGCATCCCTTTATTACGGAAAATGTATCGCCTGGTGCTACCGGCAGTAGGAACGGCGACATGAGTTCCAGATTTCCTGATGCGTCGTGCAGCGCGACCGTCGTTGACAGCCCGGCATTCGCGCCCGCCGTGCACGTAACAACGCCTTGAGTAAAATATCCCGCAACACAGCCAGCGCCAAGAGTAGTAAACGCAACAGTCGGCGTCAACAAGTTCTGTGTGCTTCCAGTCTTCGCAGTGAACGCGACTGTGTAGTTGGCGGCGTTGAGTGTGCAGTTCGAATCGCAGAACGACCACATACAGTTCGCTTGGTACAGCCGCCTCGGCACCTTAGTATTCATCAGAAAGAACGGGTCAGCACACTCGAACTCAACCTTTAACCTGTTGATGTCAGCAATTTTGGTGATGTTGCCGACGAATTTTGTCTCGATACCGTTGCTAACGTTGCCATAGTTGCCCAGCGGCATGTATGCAGTCCAAACACTCACGCCTGCGGCATCGAACAACCCATTGAGCGCCGCATTGAGCAGCCCGATGGTCAGACCTGGATAAACCGTGGTCGGCTGTGGTATGCAGGTCAGCGCCATTGTGCTCGCTTTGCAATCGAAGCCAGCCTCTGACGTGATCGCGCCGCGCTCCCAGCGGCCATACTCAGTTGCATGGAAGGTCGTAGTTGCGCCCGACCAGCCAGGCGTGCCTGATGGAATGGTGATAGAGAACTGCCCTTCGGTGGCGTACACCGTGGTGCCGGTCGGCAGGGTGATTGCAAAGCAGTCAGCCTTCGTGCAGTTCGGATTCGCGGCAAGCCAACTGATGAGCGTGCTCGGCATTAGGCGCTTCATACGGACTCCGAAGCAAACTTGATACTTGTCACGTTCCAGAGGTCGGTGCCATTATTGCATGTATAAATGCGGACTGCGTCAACCGTGTCGTCTGAGAAGCGACACGCATAGTAGAAACTGCCTTGCCATGTGAGTGTATAGGCATTCGTCGGCGCTGCCGTGAAGGTGACAACTCCTGTAGAGGAAATAGAGAAGGCATGTGTCTGAACACCATTCACGAAAATCTGTGGCGTACCGTTCAGATTCTGAATGATGTCGTTGACGACTAATCCGCCGATAGAGCGTGCAAGCTGAAACTGAGTGCTCACGCCGTTGCCGACAGTTCCCATCGGTGTGCTGCTGCCAGATGTAACATCCAACATCCCGGAGTTTGTAAAGCTTACCGTATTGTCCTGAGGGTCAGTGAACAAGAATAGACTGTTGCGGCCCTGACAAGCACAGAACAAATCGAAGAACTGGGCGAGCACAGAACTGACCGTGGCTTCGTTGCCCTGAATCGCATCCATATCGAACTCGAAGTCCCATGTCGCATAGGGCTGCAGGCTGACAGAAGCATTGCTTCTGTTAGCGACAGTCTTCTGAAATACGGTGTTGAAGGTCGGCGACTTATGCAGCCCCTTCGCCATACTCATTGGCATGGTGGGCATGATTGGCATGGTCATATTAGTTAACCTTTCGATGCATACGGCGCATCTGTGACTGAACATGCTTGCCTACAACAGCCGCATGCTTTTCTAGCAGGCCGTCGAAGCCCTTAGCGTCTACCGCATGGACATCACCCATGTGAATGTGCACCGTGTGCCCTTGATTGCTGCTTCCGCCCTGAGAGTTTTCAACCTGTTGCGTCAGTGCTTTGGTCACAACTGTCTCCCCAGGAGTCAGCATTGCAGGAACAGTGTCAGCGTTTCCGTATCCAGGAACTTTGCCGCCCTGAGCAAAAGCAAGAGTCGCAGCAAAGACAGCCGCGGCAATCGGAATGTTGACAGGGAATGGATAATCTTTCATCGCGTTTGATGCTGCAACTTCCGCATTGCTCAGCTTCATCCAGTCATTTGTCATCATCATCTTGATTGCACTCTTGATCGCATTCTCAACCATGTCTTCGCCCATAGCTCTGAATGCTTGTGCGGCAGACTTGTGCTGGAATAGCATTTTGTTGACGGCGGTACTCGTGGCGTCCGCCATTTTCTCTTGTGCTTGTCTGACTATGTTTGCATATTCCTCTTCACCTTTGTTTGCGATCTTGTTCCGCTGCTCTTGGTACTTTTCCTCAGCCAGCAGCTTCTTGTCATTCAGTTTCTGAATTGCAACAGTGTTCTTGATCGCAGCAGAGCTCAGAGCAGAGAGTTCCTGATCGTAGCCGGCCATTTCGGCGTCGTACATGCGCTTTGCTGCATCTTTCTCAGCAGCTACTTCTTGCTCGATAGTTGATTTGCGCATGGCTAATTTGTGCCTTGCAGCTTCATCGGCCGCTTGATTTTCCTGCTGAGCAAGTTCAATCGCTGAACGGAGCTGCTCTTCGGCAAGCTCTAATTGAACTTTTTCACACGCTTCCATGACTGCAGCTGTTGCAGCAGCTTCTTCTTCTTTGAGGCGTATGTCTTCTTTCACACCTTTGTCAATCAGTTTTTTGCGTGACTCTTCATAGCGCTCTTCCGCTCTGCGGCGTTGATCTAAGCCGCGTTGCTGCTCTTCGTAGATAGCATTCTGGCGGCTTGCTTCTGCCTGTGCTTCACCAGTCTGGGCATTGCCCTTCTTGCCGGCGGTTATGGCAGCAACTTCCTCTACAGCCTTACCCTGATTCTTGAGGGCTTGAATCAGAATTTCTTGTTTCGCAATCTGCTCGTCAAGAGCCCCACCGCCGTACATCGTTCCCTGTTTGGATTTCAAACCCTCTAAGTACTCAGTCGCTTTTTTGAGGGTGCCAGCCAATTTGTCAGCAGCCTCTTTAGTCTTACCTTCATCAAGCAGAGCGTTATACTGGTCTTTGAACTCTTGCAGAGCATGACCCTGTCCACTGGTTACAAGCGCAAAGTCATACCAGTTACCGGCAACATCCTTGATTCGCTGAGATGCGTCTTTGGCGAAATGGTCAAAAGCCTGTTCCAATTCTTTCAGGCTTGCGTGG